GGCCGGTGGTGGAGGATATAACACCACTCTAGATGCACTGCCTACGTCACAAGCTTTAAGTTTAACGTCGGCAATTCAAGTCATTCCAACTTCCGGTACTGATGTTTTAGCAATAGCGTTGAATCTTGACGCCGGCACTTGGACGACTTATAGAAATAACGCAGTAGTTTCTACTGGAACTACAACTGCTGGCACCGAATATATTTTTAGAGTGACTGCCGGAAATGGTGTAAATACATTCACCAACTTTGGTCAGCGCCCATTTACTTACACACCTCCGGCTGGACATAAGGCACTTCATACCGGTAATCTTCCGGTACCAACTATTGGTGCTACAAACGCGACTCAAGCTAGAAGTTATTTCAATGCTTACACTTACACCGGAAATGGTAGATTTTTAAAGTATGGTTCTCTTCCTAAGAGAGATAGAAAAGATTCATCTACCGTTTCTAATTCTTTAAGATTTAAAGGTGGAGAACTTTATCGTGCTCCAATAGCCGGCGCGACGCCTACTAAATGGGGAATGAGTTTCTGGATAAAACCAACAACTGGTGGTGCTATCTATAGTTCTGGTGCTGTTCAAAATGGAGTCTATGAAACTTATGCTGCTCTAAGAGTATTCACAGATCAAATTAATATTTGGGATATAACTAATAGTGGCAACTATCCACTTAATATTGTTGCAAAGTATAATTTTAATAGTGATAATTGGTATAATATAGTTGTGTCATGTGATACCACTCTGGCAACAGCCGCCGATCGAGTTAAGATTTATGTAGATGGTAAAAGACTTACTAACTTCACTACGGCAACTTATTATTCATTAAATTATGCTACGAGATTTAATTCTAATTTAAATAGATACATTGGTCTTTTACCACAAGATGGATATGGAGGCGCAGCTTTTTCTCGTCTTAATGGTTATCTCGCCGACTTCTATTTTATTGATGGAAATAGCATAGTTCCCGAATCTTTTGGTCAATATAATTCTGATAATATCTGGGTTCCACTCGAATATCAAGGAATCTATGGACCAGCCGGCTGGCGTTTAAAGTTTGACAATTTTACTTCAGTTATCACAACAATAGGTTATGATTATTCAGGAAATTTAAATAATTGGACCGCTAATGGTTTTAATGATCAGCCAGCCAGTGAAGCATATGATAAAATGTTTGATTCTCCATGTGATTACAATGATGGTGCTGATTCAAGAGGAAACTTTGCTACGCTGAGTCAATATCCGGGTGGCAGTGCAACTATAACAGATGCGCTCTTAACATTCAATACTGGTGTAGCCGGTTCGGTATTTGGTAACTTTGCTCTTACTTCCGGTAAATGGTATTGGGAAGTTAAACCATCGAGTGCAAGTGCTTCTGCACAAAGATACGTTGGTATTATTTGCGAAGGTTTAATACTTTACTATTGGTTAAATGGAACCAAAGAAATCAATGGTACAAATTCCGGTTATGGATCTGCTTATACTACAAATGATATTATTGGTGTTGCTCTAGATATTGATGGAAAAACTGTTACATTCTTTAAAAATAATGTAAGTCAAGGGGCAATTTCATTCTCCCAAACTGGTCAATTTACTAGTATTTCTTCATCCGGCGGTAATGCTGCATCGTCTGGATACTACAACTTTGGTCAGCGCCCGTTTGTAAATACTCCACCAACCGGTTATAAGAGCATCAATACGTATAACTTCACTAAAGATTCTACGTTCTGGTGGGGTAATGGCACCGGCTCTATACCCGATCTTCTTTGGATTAAGAATAGAACACTTGCCGGTTCAGCAAATCGCTTAGCTGATTCGGTCAGAGGCTTTGGTTTAGCTTTAACTTCTAACTCCGGTGAAATAGAAACGCCAGTTGGTATTGGAAGAGTTGACAAATTTGGAATTGGCTTCAATGGTGATACCAATGTTGATGGCGGTACTCAGAGTCATGCACTTTGGGCATGGAAAGCAGGTTCTATTTCTACTAATACTAATGGATCAATCACCAGCACTGTCAACGTGAACCAATCTGCCGGGTTTAGCGTGGTAACATATACAGGGACAGGAGCCAATGCCACAGTAGGTCATGGTCTTGGCGTTGCTCCAAAAATGCTTATTATTAAGCGCCGTGATGGGACTATTGATTGGGTTGTTGGTCATACAAGTTTGACTAGTTGGGCGTACTGCATAAACTTAAATTTAACTGGTACTCAAGCAAGCGTTCCAGCGGTGTTCAACTCTACTGCTCCAACATCAACTGTATTTACAGTCGGTGGAAACGCACAAGTTAATACTTCAACCGCAACTTATGTCGCTTATTGCTGGTCAGAAGTGCCCGGTTATTCCAAGTTTGGAAGTTACACGGGCAATGGTTCAGCTGATGGCACGTTTGTGTATTGTGGTTTTAGACCAAGATTTATTATGTTTAAAAGTACAAGCGTGGCTGGTAACTGGTTTATACGAGACACATCTAGAGATACTTATAACGCCGCTACTCAATCATTATATCCAAGTTTGACTGATACAGAATTTACCGGTGGCGCTCTTGATATTTTGTCAAATGGATTCAAAGCAAGGGCGGCCACCTCAGGTCTTAACGGTTCGGGTGAAATAATTATTTACGCAGCATTTGCCGAGTCTCCATTTAAATACAGTCTAGCTCGCTGATAAATAGAAAAAACAAGAGGTTCAATTATGTTTCTACTTAATGGCAGAATGATCACACCCAATCAAGCATTTGAACACGATGGCGTTCAGTATCCTGCTAATTGGCTTACCGCTTCTTCTTCAGAAGAAAGATTAGCAATTGGTATTCGAGAAATAGTAGAACAAATTCGTCCAGATGACAGATTCTTCTGGGTAGATTCTAATTCTGATGGAAGCTACACCGCTACACCAAAAGATTTAAGTGAAGTTAAAACAAGAATTAAAAGTGAATTAAAAACCATAACCAATAGTCTTCTTGCTCCAAGTGATTGGAAAGTTATTAGAAAATTGGAAAGAGAAATTCAGATTGATGAACCGACCGCACAATATAGAGCGGCTGTTATTACAAAATGCACAGAATACGAAGCCAGTATTGAAGCATGCACTTCCGTAGAAGATTTAGCTGCACTTAGTTTTGAATGGCCTAGATAAACAATAAAGCCAGACGGAGGGAAGGGAACTCATGGCAACTAAGTCAGATTTTATCGTACAAGCAGGATTGAAGGTAAACGCAAACGCGACCTTCATGAATACCATCAAAGTCGGTTCTTCATTTATGAATGCCACCACGATTTCAATCGCCGGTGGTACCGCTGTTAATGCTACGCATATCACGGCGATCGCTTCAAACGCTTTGCAGCTTAATGGCGTCGATGGTTCAAACTATCAAGGTAAAGCCAATACTTATTACATTGGTACAACCGCATTAACTCTTAATCGTGCAAGTGCGGCTCAGACTCTTACCGGTGTAAACATAGATGGTAATGCTGCTACTGCTACCAATGGATTGACCACTGGAAATTTTGCAACTTATGCAGTTGCAAGAGCTGGTGGAACGATGTATGGACAATTGGTTGCAACTGGCGGGATGTCAACTAATGCAGTTGAAGCTTGGCCTATTGCTACGGCAAGTACTACATACCTAGGTGGTATCATGGTTCAAAGCGCCGGTGCCGGTGCAGCTTTCATGGCATTCCATAAGCCCGGTATCATGGCTTCTTATTTTGGCTTAGACCTTGATAATCAATTTGCGGTAGGCGGTTGGTCATATGGCAATGGTTTAGGATACTTCAAATGTCGTGGTCTTGGCGTTGGAGTTAATCAGGCCGCAGTAGGTGAAGGCGTAATTGCTGCTACTGGTAACATCATTGCGTACTATTCGGACAAGCGTCTTAAAGAAAACATTGAAGTTATTCCAGATGCTCTTGATAAAGTTAGTAAGATTTCAGGTGTAACTTTCAATAACAATGATCTCGCTGCTTCATTTGGTTATAAAGACAAGTTTAAACAAGTTGGTGTTATTGCTCAAGAAATTAAAGAAGTTCTTCCAGAAGTTGTAGTTCGTGCCCCATTCGACACAGAATTGAGAGGTGAAGAAGTAGTCTCAAAATCTGGTGAAGAATACATGACTGTTCAATATGAAAAGATTGTACCACTTCTAATTGAAGCAATTAAAGAACTTAAAGCTAGAGTGGAAGAACTGGAGAATAAGTAATGACTCTTCCAGCTTCCGGCCCAATTGCAATGAGCAATATAAACACTGAGCTTTTGCTAGGTGGCAGTTCACAAATTTCACTAAATGATACTGCAGTAAGAAAATTAGCTGCTAGAGAATCTGGTGGAAGTCAAATTGCTATGAGTGATCTTTATGGAAAAAGTTATATAAACTATCCATTTTTTGCTCTACAATCTTTTTCAATTGGTACTGTTTATCCATTTGGTGGTTGTGCTGGTGCAGGTTTTAGAGATGCTGTAGTTACATTTGGTTCTAATCATGGTGTTTCTGTTCGTGTTAATGGTTGGCGTTCTGATTATGGCGATTATAGAATTGATAATGGTTTAAATAATCAGAATTATTATTGTGGAAATCCAACTGAAATATTCTATGCAAATGGCTCTCCAGTCTCTTCTGTAACATGTGGATCGCAGGCATATTTTGCAGCAGGCAGAGATGCACCTATTTTTCAATCTAGAACTACATGGGACGGTGGTACTCTTAATCTACAAATATGGGCCGACTGTAAAGGTGGTAACCGTGGTTATACAAATTTATTTTTAAATGTTAATCCGGTCTATACTATGAAATCAACACCTAATTTTTCTTATGTTAACAACCCATACTTAAATAATAACGGTCCACATAATGCTAATGAAATTGTAGTTCCATATGTAGAACCACCACCACCAGATACCACTGGCACTGGCACTGGCGGCGATGGTACTGGTAGCCTGTAATCTTTAAAAAGGAAACTAAAATGGATATGTTTTCACACGAAATTTATTCAATGAATATTGATACTTCAACTCATCATAACATTGTAAAAAGTGTTAATTGGGTTTATAAAATGAGACGTGACAATTTTATAATTAATGCTACAATGACTACCGAATTAGATCCGCCGGTTGGAAATATTATTTCATATGCAAATTTAAATGAAGAAGTTGTATTTCAATGGGTCAGCGAAAAAGTTGTTATTAATGATTTAAAACTTGCTATGACTGAACGTATGAATGAAATTTGTAAAATCACAGTGTTTAATAGATTGCCTCCTTGGAATCTAGAATTTAATAATCAAAATGATGTTAAAGAATATAATTTTTATGCATTCTCAAACACCGAAATAGATGCTGGTAAACTTGTACTTGATAATTCCTCTATTGTGTCAGTTGATTCAAATGAATGGACGCCGGTAAAATAAATAGAATAAAGAGGATCCAATATGGCCGTTCCAGCATCAAGAGCACAATTTAAAGAATATTGCCTACGCAAGTTGGGTAAGCCGGTCATTGAGATCAACGTAGACGATGAACAAGTAGAAGATCGTATTGATGAAGCTCTTCGCTATTACTGGGACTATCACTTTGATGGCTCTAATAAGATCTATTATAAGCATCTGATCACACAAACTGATAAAAACAACAAATACATCACGATGCCAGATAATGTTATTGGTGCAGTCAGTTTATTTCCAATCGGTCAATCTCTTAGTACAAACAATCTATTCAACATTAGATACCAGATTGCACTAAATGATCTATACACATTAACTTCTGTGTCAATGGTTCCATATTACATGGCGCTTACTCATGTTCAATTCTTAGAACAAATGTTGGTAGGTCAGCAACCAATTCGTTATAATAGACATATTAATAGATTATATGTTGATATGGACTGGAACATCGTTTCAATAGGTGATTATATCATCGTAGAAGCATATGAAGTATTGAATCCTGATACATTTACCAAAGCATGGGGTGATCGTTGGTTAGCTAGATATGCCGAGTGTCTTATCAAGCAACAATGGGGAAGTAACCTTAAGAAGTTTGGAAATATGCAGCTTCCCGGTGGTATTGTCTTTAATGGCCAGAAAGTATATGATGAAGCTACCGATGAAAGAAATGACTTAGAAAAAGAAATGATTTATAGTTATAGTCTTCCCGCAACGGATATGATAGGTTGACATGGCTACTAATTTCTATTTCAACAATTTTAAAAACTCGCAGGAGCAAGAACTTCTTGAGAGCCTAGTCATTGAAGCGATTAGGATTTACGGCCAAGATATGTACTACATTCCTCGTAACTTTGGTAGATTTGATCAGCTTAGAACTGCCGATGATCAAAGTTATTATGATAAAGTATTTCAAATTGAAATGTATATTAAGTCTGTTGATGGGTTTGGCGGCGATGGAAGCTTTATGTCAAAGTTTGGTCTTGAGATCAGAGACCAAGTTGTGTTTTCTGTTTCTCAAAGAGTGTTTAATCAAGAAATTACCAATTATACTACAATCACTCGCCCGCGCGAAGGTGATCTCATTTATTTTCCACTAAACAACAAATGTTTTCAAATCAAATATACTAATAAATTTGAAATGTTTTATCAACTCGGTGCTCTACAAACATGGGAAATGACATGTGAGTTGTTTGAATATTCAAGTGAAGATTTTGATACTGGTATTCCAGAGATCGATGCTTTACAATCAAATTATTCTACAAATATTCTCGATTGGACTATTGCAACAGAAGACGGTTTCTATCTTACCGATGAGAATGGAGACTTCTTAGTCTTAGAATATTATGATCTGGATCAAATGCTTCCTGGTGTTATGAATAATTCACTAGAACAAGGAACCGATAACTATATGACCGGTTCTGATGGATTTGTTGACTTCTCGCAAGTGGATCCATTCTCTGAAGGAAATCTTTAATGTTTAGACAAAGCTTTTACTTCGGAACATTAAGAAAATATGTTACTCTTTTTGGTACTCTCTTTGATGATATTTTTATCACCAGAGAAGACAAAGATGGTATGAGACAAGCACTCATAAAAGTGCCAGTAACTTATGCTGCAAAAGAAAAGATGCTTTCAAGAGTAGTGTCGGATCCTAATATTGATAGACCAATGGCCACTACGACTCTTCCACTCATTTCATTTGAGATGACTAATATTGCGTATGATGGTGCAAGAAAACTAAATACAATTAGAAGATCGGTTGTCTCTGGCACCGATGCAAATTCTATGAAGTACCAATACAATCCAGTAGCATATAACATTGGATTCAGACTTTATATCTATGTTAAGAATGCTGAAGATGGTACTAAGATCGTTGAACAGATTCTTCCATATTTTACTCCAGATTGGACCACTTCAGTTCATCTCATTCCAGAGATGAACATCACGATGGATATTCCAATTATTCTAAATAGTATAAATCAAGAAGATACTTATAACGGTGGATTTAAAGAGCGTCAGGCTATTATTTGGACTTTAGACTTTACACTTAAAGGTTATATCTATGGTCCAGTTAAGACTGGTGCAATTATTAAGTTTGCAAATACCATTCTTTATTCTCCTTCTGGAAATCTTGTTTCAAGTGTTGGAAATACAGATCCTTCTAGTTACTCAACAGTACAACCCGGATTAACAGCAGATGGACAGCCTACAAGCAACATTGATGAATCAATTGATCCAAACTTCATTTATGCCACTAGTGACTTTGGTTACGTAACTAATACAGTGATACTAACAACATGATAAATAGTTCAAATAATGATTCGATAGGACAAGCCCTTAATCTGGCTCCGGTCGCACAAACAGAAGATGCAGTTCGTGACTTAGTTGCAATTGCGCATGATGATAGTGCTATAAATGACTTTAACATGGCTAGATCAAATATTTATGAAGTCATTCAAAATAATTCACATGC